GTCGTCGGCGCCCTTGTTGATGACCGCGAAGACCACGCGGTCGAGCATCGTGCCGGCGCTGGCGGCGTTGAACACGCCAGCCTCGGTGATCGCTCCGGTCGCCTCGCCTGGATTGAAGGTCGCTTCAAACTGGAAGACCTTGGTTCCGGCCGTGTGGCTGAAACTTGCGGCCTTGCGCGCAAGTTCGGAGACCAGCGTCGTGTTCGCGGCCGCGGCGGCCGTGCTGCCGGTGCCGACCGCGACATGGCTCATCACCCCCGGTCGGCCAGCAGACAGACCGACCGACTGGGCGATGAAGCTGAACCCGGCATTGACGATGAGATTGTCCTTGGCCCGGACCAGCACGGAGCCATCGGCGCGCGTCAGCCAGGCCTCCATGCGGCCATGCAGGCAAAACCCGTCCCTTCCGGGCCCCCGGCCCAGACGGGCCAGAAGCTCGGTCATGCCGATTTTCATGCGGAACTCCTATGCGATGTGAAGCTGTGCGCCGGTGAAAGAGCCGAGCGGCGCGAAGGGGGCGATGCCCGTGGCGATCAGCCCGGTCTGGGCGGAGGCCGCGAACAAGCGCCGCTGGGCCAGCGTCTGGCAGATGGCGAAGGTGACGATGTCCCCGGAGCGGCGCGCGAGTGCGGCTGTGACCCGCTGCCCAAGATCGTCTTCGAGGGCGAAGGCGTCGTCCTCGGGCGACCACATCAGCCGCAGCGTCCCGTTGGCGCCGGTCAGCGCCAGATAGAGGCTCGATTCATCGAGGATCTGGTCGAGCCGGACGTCAAAGCTGGTCGTGAACTCCGGCGGGATCGCGATCGCCCAGCCGGCCTTGGTGGCGTTGGTGACCTTGAGCCCCTGGTCAAAGCGCGCGGGCGCGTAGACGAGATTGGCGGCGATCGCGGGCAGCGCACCGCGCAACCCAGTCAGGGTGCCGGCAAGACGCAGGCCCTCGATCAGATCGGCATCGAGCGGCGCCTGGACCGCGATCTGACTGCGCAGCCTGGCGCCGTCCACATCCCCGACCTGAAGCCAGGCCGAGGCGGCTTCCGGGTCCTCCCAGGCGAAGCCGGCGCTCTGCCAGGTCAGATCATCGGCCGCGATCGTGCCGATATCGGCCTCGATCCAGTTGCGCGCGCGCATGCTCCGGGCAAGGGCGATGGGAAAGACATATTCGCCGCGCGCCACGGTGGTGGCCCCGGTGCGCGTCAGCGCCAGCAGATTGCCACCGATCACCTCGAGGCCCTGGGTGATACCAGGCCAGCCCAGCGCGCGGCGGTCGCTCACCACCACCAGGTTGCGGCCGGTGATCGGCGCGAGCCTTGTCGTGGCGAAGGCTGCTGAATTGCTGAACAGGCCCGCGGGCGAGACGGCCTTGAGCCAGAAGGTCTCGTCGCCGGCCTCGCGGATGGGCCAGAGCGCCACGAGATGATTGCCCGCCGCACGGCCAACGAAGCGGCCAGTCCCCCAGCTCGCGCCAGCGCGCAGCTCGTATTCGAGGCCTGTGCCCTCGACCGGCGCCCAGGAGGCGCGGACATGGTCGCCTTGCGCGATGACGTCGAAGACTGTGACGTCGCCTGGAGGGGCCACCGCAGCGGCAACGCTACGCGCGGCGACACTCGCAAGGCCGATCTCGTCGATCGCCTTGATGTGGAAGACCCGCTCGGCCGCATCGGCGATCGCAACGAAGAGGGTCGTACCGCGCTGGCGCGTGGTGACGATCGACCCCGCATCCCAGGATGCCCCGACCCGGATCTCGTAGCCCACGAGGTCGAGCGCGGACACGGGCTCCCAGGTCAGTTGCACCCCATCGGCGCGGCGCGCGGCGGCGAAGCCTGTCACGTCGGCAGGCGGCGTCGTGCGCCCGACCACCTGATGCGCGAGGATCTCGGTCCAGTCCGAGGCGAGGCCCGTGCGGGTTACGTGGCGCAGCCGCAGATCGTAGCGCTTGGCGTCCTCGACGGGCTGGATGGCGAGCGTGAACGTGTCGGCGGGTTGCGTGGCGAGCGCCGACCAGGGGCCCGGGCTTGCGGTCTCCCGGTAGCGGATCTCGACGCCGTCGGGGCTGTTGGCGGCCTGCGAGGCCGGCGGTCGGAGCTGGACCAGGATCCGCGGACTGGACCGCCCATCGGGGCCGCGCACGAGCGCACTCTCGTCGGAGATGACGGTCCAGACCTCCGGTGGGGCTGGCCGGACAAGCTCGGGCTGGGCGGGCCGGGTAATGTAGCTGTCGAAGCTGGGGATCGGACCGCTATCAGCGTCGTGCACGCCTTGTGCGGCCGGAATCAGGATCAACTTGGCCGAGAGATTGGGGCCCGGCTCGATCCCCTTCACCAGCATCGGCGCCGCCTCCCGCCCCGCCTCCCCGAACTGGAAAAGATCCCCGGGCTCGGGAGCAAGCGCCTCGGGCAAGGCGGTGGCGAGCGTGACGCTGGCCGTGACCCCAGGCGCCGCGATCATCGCTAGCACTTGGCTCGCGCCATCGCGCCGGCGCACGCGAAGGGCATAGCTCTTGCCCGCGTCCATCGCGGCCGGCTCATCGAGGACGAGGCCGCTCACCAGGCCGCCCGACAGCACCCTCGCCTTGATCCGGCCCGCAGCGATCCCGACGCGGATCACGTCATGGGAGAACATGACGAGGTCACCGTCGGTCGCCCGCAGTGCCTCGACATCCTGATAGACCTCATGGGTCTCCGGGCGCAGCCGGCCGACGGCGAGGTGGTAGCGCCCCTCGCGCCATGCCTGTGCGGCGCGCGTGCAGCCCATCATGTCGATGGTCTCGAAGCGCTCGGCGCTCGCGGTATTCTGGCCGTCGGCGTAGACGACCCGCTCGTCCTCCTGCCAATCCTTCTCGGGGTTAATGAAGCGGACCTTCAGCGCATGGGGCTGGTCGATGAACTGCTTGCGCCCGACATAGCCGAAGGAATTGCGCGGGGTGATGTGCAGGACCGGCACGCTCTGGGGCATGTCGCGCACGACCGAGTGCTTGCCGTCACGCAGCCCATAACGCGCGCGGGCATGGGCGGCGATATCGCGCAGCGTCTCGATGACCGAGCCGCCCTCGACGACACCGTCGAACGTCCATCTGGCCTGGCCATCCTGGGCCGGGGCATCGCAGGCCTGGGCCCAGGCGTGCAGCGCTGGGAGGTCGAGGCGGGCATCGCCGATGAGCTGGGTCTGCCCGCGCCGGCGCAGGACATCGCAATACGCCCAGGCCGGGTTGCGCGAGAGCGCCCAGGCCCAGGCAGTCCCGTTCCAGACCTGGAGATACGAACTCGCCTGGCAGCTGATCTGCTGCAGCTGGTTGTTGATCTGCTCATAGGCCTTGAGGCGCAGCGCCACCAGGGCGAGACCGGTCATGGTGATGGGCGGGTCGTTGGTGATGCTGCGCAGCACCACCAGCGATGCAGCGTCGATCAGCCGGGGGTTGGTCGCATCGGCGCTGACGCGCCGCAGCCGGATCTCGTATTGGCCGACCTGGGCGGGCTCGAAGCGACCACCGCGGCGCACCGGGGACGAGGAGGCATCGGTGATCGTGATCTTGCCCGCGACCTCGAAGCCCGCATCCCCGCCGGACTTCCAGGGGATCGCGATCCAGGCCGAAGCGCCGACAGGCCGGTATTCGGCATCGAAGACGACGCTGGCATTGGCGCGTGCCCCCTGATCGTCGAACAAAGTGAGCCCGCGCTCGAAGGCGATGTCGAGGCTGATCTCCCGCGCCGCTGGACGCGAGGTCACAATCCGCCAACCGCCCGCAGCCGTCAGCGCAATCGAGAGCGCGTCTTCTTCGATGCGCTTGGTGTAAAGCGTGACCGGCTGATCGTCGGCCCAGCCCTCGCGGATCTCGACCTCGGCGCCGTCGAAGGCGGCCAGGGGTGTGGCCCCGATGCGGATATCCTCGATCTTGAGGGGGCCATAGCCGGCCAGCAGCAGCAGGCGCATGTAGCGCTCATTGCCGACGGTCTCGGTGTAGGGCCTGGCGGCGAGGATTGGGAAGATCCGCCGCGTGCCGTAGATGCGCGGGATCGGGCCGTAGGGATTGAGGCGGTTGGTTGTCCCGGTGATGGCGTAGCTCGGGGTCGAGAGGCCGGCATCCGCACCGCGCAGCGACTGGGTGGGCGTGGGCGCGATCGCGTTGACCAGCAGCGAGCCGACCATGGTGATGGCACCGGCAAGTGCGAGCTTGGTGATGCCCATGGCCGTGAAGACGCCTGCGGCGTTGACCGCCG